CAAATGATACCTGGAGCTAAGAAAAGAGTGAAGGGTCAACCAAGGTTTGTCAAGGATATGAGTCATAGTACTCATACAGCAAAAAGACATCCTACTTCAAAGAGGATAAAAAAGTAATGTTTAAAAGTTTATTTAACGAAGGGTATTCAAAAAAGTTTATGGACAGGATTGAATTCCGCCGTAAGGAATACTACGAGAATCGCAGGATACAAACAATCAGAAATAATGCTGCGAAGATGGCAATGAATTGGACACATGAGTATCCAACAGGAACTCCCCTTGGTTATATCAGAGATGACATAATCGAATCATGGGAACGTTCGGCAGGTGTTGGTATCTATGCAGGACTTGATAAGAAGCAAAACATACCAGTAACTGCAAGTCAGATGGAAGCAGTACAAACTATGGTTGATCAAGTCAAAGGCATTGAGCCAATGGCTAAGAAATATCCACAGCCAGTTCGTGGTACACGGAAAGATGTAAACTTGCAATTAGCTAGGGCTGAAAAGAAATATGTACAAGACTGGAGAAATCCACCAGATGAGGAGTCAAATGACTAAAGTATTTAACACAGAAGAAGTCGACTGGACTAAACAACCTATGTTTTTTGGTGCAGAGCCTAACACACAACGATTTGACCAACAGAAGTATCCTGTATTCGAGAAGTTGAATCAACAACAGTTAGGATTCTTCTGGCGTCCTGAAGAAGTGTCTTTGCAAAAAGACAGAAATGATTTCAACTCATTGACAAAAGAACAGAAGCATATATTTACTGCCAATTTAAAATATCAGACACTATTAGATAGTGTACAGGGTAGAGGACCATGTCTGGCGTTTCTTCCTTACTGTTCATTACCTGAGTTAGAATCTATGATTGTTGCATGGGACTTTAGTGAAACGATACACAGTCGTTCTTATACTTACATAATGAAGAATGTGTATTCAAACCCGACTGCTGTATTAGATACGATTGTACAGACTCCTGAAATCATGGCAAGAGCCGTAACAGTAACCGAATCGTATGATAGATTCATAGAGTATGCACAGAGGTATCATTTAACTGGCGAAGGTAGTCTAAGAGAGATGAAGAAACAACTCTATCTAAACCTTATCAATGTGAATATACTTGAAGGCATTCGATTCTATGTTTCATTTGCTTGTTCGTTTGGTTTTGGTGAATTAAAATTAATGGAAGGTAGTGCAAAGATTATATCTCTAATCGCTAGAGATGAAAACTTACACCTTGCAGTATCTCAAAACATTATCAACAACTATCGTAACAAAGAGAAAGACACAGAGATGCTTGATATTATGAAAGAGTGTGAACCAGAAGTTTATGCAATGTATGATGCCGCTGTTCAACAAGAGAAAGATTGGGCAGATTATTTATTTAAAGATGGTTCAATGATTGGTCTAAACGCTGCTTTACTAAATCAGTATGTCGAGTTTATGGCAAACAGAAGAATGAAAAGTATCGGTCTAACACCGCCGTATGAACAGTCAACAAGAAACAATCCTCTACCTTGGACAGAACATTGGTTGAACAGTCGTGGATTACAAAATGCACCACAAGAAACAGAAATAGAAAGTTATGTGGTTGGTGGCATCAAACAAGATGTCGAAACTAATAGTTTTAAAGGATTTCAATTATGAGCGTAAGACCAAAATCAGTATGTGATAGTTGTTCTGCAACTTTTATTATCGTACACGAGTTACCTGAAGAAGAATACACAGAACAGTATTGCCCATTTTGTGGCGAAGAACATGAGGAAATCCAAGAAGATGAATTACTAAATGAAGATTGGGATTGATTATAGTTTAAGTTCACCAGGCGTATGCGTTAACACAAGTAAAGGTGAATTTAAGTATGAGGATTGTAGTTTCTATTACCTGACAGGTACAAAGAAATATGATAACACCTTCAAAGATAATGATGTTCGTTATGTAGGCACAGGACACAAGTTGTATACGAGTGAACCTGAACGATACAATAACATTGCTGACTGGGTTATAGATATAATCAAATCTTATGTATACAAAAGTTATTACCCAAAAGAACAACCAATCATTCAGATAGAAGATTATTCTTATGGGTCAACAGGTAGAGTATTTCATATCGCAGAGAATCTAGGCCTACTGAAATACAAACTCAAGATGGAATGTGGTTGGGATTATACTCTACTACCGCCGTCAGTTATCAAGAAGTTTGCGACAGATAAAGGTAATGCGAATAAAGACTTAATGCTTGAGGCATTTGAGAAAGATACTGGCGTAAATCTTGAAGTATTGTTTGATACCAAATCAAAATCACCTATTACTGATGTAGCAGATGCGTATTTTATCTGTAAATATCAAGAGAAATAGAGTCAAACTTTTATTCCTTCTAAATATAAGCAGATACAACCTAAAGAGTGCGTATCTAATCCGAAATTTGATTTGATATCTCAAGCTTCATTAACTCAAGGCGTAATTATGAC